AGTGAATTTCTAGCGATCCAATGATCGTCTGAATCTTGCATTTGTGCGACATCGTGAATAAAATCCTGATCGCTTGAATTAAGTAATTTATCAAGATCAATATTAACGCTCTGCATATCCAGAATAAAACTCTTTAGATCTGAATACATTTCAGTTATTGGTAATAGTCTGATTTGTCTGCCAAATAATGCTTTGATCGTGTCAATATCTTTATTAGTGTATTTAGTCATTTTTATTTCTCCCATTAGTTAACAATATTTAAAAACTTCATCATCCGTAATGCCTAGTTCTTCTAGTTCCTGCCTGATTAGTTCAGTTCTCCAATATGCCGATTCATATGCTCTTAATAATGCCTCTTTTTTTGCCTCTTCTAAAGTATCAAAAGCACCTTTGAAAATCTGCATTTTGCGTGGCATTTTTACGGCATATTTCTGATCAACTTCAGGATTCTCAGATCCTAACTTGATCACTTCAAAAGAATCTGCATTAGTGATCTTTTGCATTACATTGTGTTTCTTTAGTATTTTGTTCATAACTTTATATTCCTATATATTTATTAAAAAGATCCTTTGGTTTCCCTCTGGATTGATCTCAAATATACCGATGGAGTGATCTGCTGTAAACCCCCTAGTATTGAAAAATTTATACACAAACCCATAGATCCCTTATTTTCCCTAGGTTTCCCACGGTATCCCCTACCCTTATTTTTTTATGATCCTACGGTTATTCTTAAGGATTTTTTGGGGGAGATCTCAGGAATTCCAGAGGATCAAAGGCAATGGGGGACTTTTGACGGGACACCTAACGATATACCCTACTGAATTTTTGTAGTATTTTTGAAACTAGTTCACTAATAAGACCATTAAGGGTAGCCCCCAGTACTAGTCCTGAGGTGGATATTAATCAGTCCTTAGTATATACTATAGGTAACCCTGGCCTACCCCCCTATAGTGTAACTTCTAAGAGCTATCCCAGTAACCCCAAGGGATTCCCGAGGTTTTACACTCGGGTTACCCACCTAGGATTCTCTATGTTTCCTATGAATGCATCCAGCTTCTCTTGCAGCTGTTTTTCCTTAAACTCTTTCTTAGCATCATCCTCATCAATACCTACGGTATCCACGATAGCTCCTAAGGCAATTCCTAGGGCATCCAGTCTATCATCGTGTCTTAGGCATCCTCGGGTACGATTAATATGTGTTAATTGATACATTAATCCATAAGGTAGTTTCATAGGGTCACTTAAAGACTGATTAATATCTCTGTTTACCATACTTTTATCAAATACTAATTTATGTTGATTCATTAATGGTTCAAGAGTATCAATAATTCTTAGTTCCTTCTGTTTATTACTTCTTACTTCTTCTATGCTTGCAGGATATATTTTCTTTAACACTGGACGTAGTAATTGATCAAACATACCATCACCGAAGTTACTCTCGATGTAAATCACTGATACATTATTATCTTTTGCTATGTGTGCTAACTTAAATAGATTATCTTCATTATAACCACCCTGCATACCACCACAGTCAACTACATAGATTCTACCGTGCAAATACTTAATTACTGCATATCCCATCTCGTCAGCACCACGTCCTGAGGGATCTATGGACATAATACTGTATTGATACTCAGTAAACTCCTTATCGATATACTGAGGGCTATGTAGAGCATCCCCTGTAAAGCCCAAATTTGGTATATCAAGGACGTTTTCTCTTGCAGAGGAGTAAGATATACCTATTGGTCCTTTATCCTTAGGAACGTCCATTATGATCAAATCAGACTGCTTTAAAGGGTACTTATCGGCATCTGATAATGTTGTATCTAATTGATACTGTAATCGATAGTATGTCTTACCTACAGATGCTTCCCTTTCTAGTAGATCTTCATTGGTAAATCTAGTGTCAGTTACAGTGCCTGCAGTAGCCCCTGAGAGGCTCATATTTTCGATATAAGGGGCTAATTTTCCTTCGTAGACCTCAGGTTTCTCTGGAATACGAGAAGGCCAAATACGGACAAGGAAGCCTTTCTCAACAAACCTATTATAGATACTATCACCTGTTTGTGGTGTACCTAGTGCTACAATATTTGCATCAATATTTGTCTGTAGAATAGAGTCAAATTCATTGATTTGTTGGTGAATCTTAGCACGCATTATCTCTGTAGCTGAGTTAATAGATGTTTCGACGTCATCAGCAATCAATAATGATGCACGATTACCTTGTAACTGAGAGTTAATACCTAGACATTTAACACTAGGCTGTACCGTAGCTTTACATCCAGATACATCAAATGCCATTACAGAGTTACGCTGAGTAGGCCCAGGACGTAAATGTTCTAGCAAAGGTACTTCAACTAATAGTTTGTGTATAAATGTACTGATTGATGTGGCGTGTGGTCCACTTGCAGAGACAATCAATACTTTCTCATTAGGATTGCGTAACAATCTCCAGGTTGCATATGCTCCTGTAAGATATGTCTTACCAACACCTCGGAAAGCCTCGATAAGTAATCGTCTGTGACCTTCTTGTAGTGTTGCCGCAATATCCCTCTGTATAGGCGTAGCCTTTGGTAAACCAATTTGCTGCCAGACGTAATCTACGTAGTCTGGAAAGCTTTTTACCAATCTCTCGATGTCCTGCATACTACTTTTTCTCCATTCGAATACCAGATAATATAATAGAATCATTAAAATAATCTAGCGATTCTTTACCACCTTCGTGACGAGTCATAGCTCGAATTAAGGATAACATCTGTTCATCTGAGTATGTTAAAGGTGTATCACGACCAATACCAGTTTGACTTTCAACACTTCGAATGTATGCTTCGGTATTATTCTCTTTTCCGTTTGGTGCATACACTGGTAATATGTCCTGGATAGTCTTTAGACCTCGTTTACCTTTAGTTTTAATGTCTCTAGCTAACGCTCGTACACCATACTCAGGAGTTTGGAAGATTTCGAATGCTCCAGAGGCTACATCACCACCAGGATCGTTTCCCTTGGCCTTACCTTCCCAAGGAATACCAAAATCCTTAATATTACCTGGATTATTGTTCCTGACATTACGTGGTCGCTTCTTTGAGCTATCTAATTTTAGTTCATCCATAATTCATCTTCTTTTTCTAAGAAACTTTGTACCAAATTAGCCATAGGCTTACTTTCAACGATGTCTGCAGTGATCTCATTGTCTTTTAAAAACTTTAAGATCGCTGACAGTTCACCAGGAGCGAGTCTTTCGCCCCCAGTGATTAAGTCATTGAAGTAAGCAGCCATTTGTTCGTGAAGTCCATTTAAAACTTCCAAATCAGCTTTCTTACTCATATTTCCTCCTTAAGGACTTATTGGTGTGTTTTCAAACCATTTCATATACAGAACCTTGTTTTGATTATCAACAGAAGCTCTATTTTTCTCAACTTCTGCTAGTAATTCATCTAAACGATCTGAATAACGATTTAAAAACTCTTTTTTAGCTGCTGCTTTAGCATTACTAAACAATTGACCTATTTCATACTTTTTAGTACCTGGAACATCATAATCCACACCATCAGGCATAGCTTGATAAGATGCACTATCAACCAAATAGTTTAAACGACCTTCAAGATCTACGTGACTATTTAAAAGCTCACGTAATTTCCAATGATCTTCAGCTTCAAGTTCAATCTCACTACTTTTATGAACAATTTTGTCACTCATAGGTAGTTGATTAACTTTCAAACGCATTAGCTCCTGTCGTCCAATTTCAGTTGTAGGTACTAACTGAGGCATACCTAAGAAAGATACTAAGTCTTGCTCTTTACCAAATATATCTAAAGCTGGTCTGTTAAGATACGGAGCATACTTTTTAGTTATATTTTCCCAAACACCTTTAGCTTCTTTAATAGATTCGCCTTGTTCAGAGTTCATAAAGTTTGCTAAAGAACTAAACGGTAAGAATGTAGCAGCCTGTTGACCTAAATATTGTGGTGCTTCACCTTTCCACATCTTCTGGAATTGATCTAAACCTTCTAACCAAGTCTTACTTAAGATCTGATTAGATAATGCAGTAATCATAGCACCTTGTAGTTCTCCTAAATCTTCTGCAAAACCAGGTAAGGAGTCTGTATCCCAACCACGTCTGTTCATATCAGTAACAAACATATTTATTTCTGCAGATAATCCTGCAAACATTGCAATAGGATCAAGACCACTAATTGGAATCCATTGGTCTAATACTGGAATATACATAGCATTCTCTTGAATACCTGCTGCTTTCCACGTATTACGCTCATTACCTGGTGCAGTACCTGTAATAAAACCATTGTAAGCATACAAACCAAACATACTATATAACATAGTACCCATAGTTAATCGTGCTTCTGCAATAGCCTTTCTACGTCCACCTGCAGCAATATCATCCCGCATCTTAGTAGAAAGTTTGTGTAAACCAGGCGTTCTACGACCAACAAACTTAACAATATTTACTGGAGTACGATAAAAAGGTACTAACCACTGACCACCAGGAAATTTCTTAATAGTGTTATCTACACTAGCAAGGGCTGGATTAATATTAAAACCTTTATCTACATTGTAAGTATCTGTAAATTCAGTTGCTTTAATCTCTTCCTGGAATGTACCTTCACGTGATCTTTCGATTGCTTCTCGATGAAACTTACCTTTATTAGCAGTTACATACTTCTTAATAAGTCCTTTTTCTCTTGGTGTAAGATCAGCAGACTTACCTTTTTGAAATAATGTGTTATGTGCTTCGTAAAACTCTTCAATATACTTTTGTTTAGCAATACCTTGTAGTTTTAGAATATTAGCTTCTCTAGTTGCAATATATTTAAGTTCAGAACCATAAATAGCACGTTTAAACATATCATCAGTAATACCTAGAGCTTGATATGGAGTACGAATCAATGCTCCTGCAGCATCTAACGTCTTAGCTACATTCTTTCTAATAGGTCCATCTGTGCTTTTCATCAAATAGTCCGATGAAATTGCACGATAAGAAGGTGTATCAAATTTTTGATAGAAGTCTAAGAAGCCTTCTTCTAATACATCTTCATATGGTTTTACTTTGTTCGCTGCAGCAATAGCATCTTGGTACTGTTTAGATTGTTCACCAAACTCCATACCAATCTTTTTTGCATTTTCTAATGCAGCTCGGTACTCTACCGCAGAACCTTTAGGTATTTGTTTAAGTGCATTAACCCAGTTCTCTAAGGCCATATTTGATAAATGCCAATTACTGTTTGTTAATGCTTCAATCTCATCCTTTTGTAAACCATCTTCAAGACCTTTCATTTTGCTGATTACACCAGCCATACGATATTCAAGTTGATTTATCTTTCTAACTGAATAGTTACCTAGAACGTTCTTCATTAGCGTTACTGGAGACGATAATAGGCCAGCTGTACGCATTTCAGTTAACACACGACCTGTCTTCTGCCACCACTTATCCTCTTTACTAAGGTCTTTCATCAAACGATTCAAGTTCATCGCACTATCAGTGTTTGCAAACTCTTTTAGTTTTTTATGAATACGCTTAGCAGTAGTTTTATCTACAATCTTCTTAGATGCTTGATCAAAATCTTTAGCAGCAAGCTGTTGTACTTCTTCAAGAAACTTAGCAGCATCTTCAGGAATTACATCAATACGTCCTGCAGAGGTTGTACGAGCAGCACTTGTTTGAATAGATTTAGAAGCTCGAACTAATAAGTCTAGCTCAGGCAACTCTTTCATTGTATTAAGAATAGCTACAACATCATCAGGGTCTGATTTATTTATAGTATCTTTAATTTTCTGGAATCTAGCCCAGTATTCTTTACGTAATAATGTTAGTGCAACTTCTTGACCACGTGTTTTAGCAACAGAAGTCTTAGCAAAAGGCATAATATCGTCACCAAGTTTCCTTCTTAGCTCTGCTGCTTGTTTTTCTGTAATAGCGAGTGGAATCTTACCTGATTTTGTGTATGCAATTGCTTCTTTACTATTTAAGATGTTTTCAAATATAGTTTGAGCAATTTTTTGTT